TAATATACTTTTCCTTTAGCGCCGGGTGTTAGGTAGCCATCATCTCGTTTGCCTGGTTCCGCCAAGAGGGGACCTTCTTCGCCAGCCTCCTCTTCGCCGCCACCGAGGTCTTCGCCGCCGCCGAGGTCTTCGCCGCCACCGAGGTCTTCGCCGCCACCGAGGTCGCCGCCCATTTCGCCGCCCATCTCTTCACCGCCGCCCTCTTCGGGTGGTGCGCCGGCTGCCTCATAGTCAGCGACAGCCAATTCAGCCGACTTCTCAATAATGGCATTAATCTTGGCGTCGGAATATCTTTCTTCGTTAACTCTTTCGATCTCTTGTTCGTCAAGCTTGAAGATATTCTTGTATACCCAGTGCTTAGAGAAGAACCCTTCGGTAGCTGCACCGGCAATATCAAACTTGGTACGCATATGTTCCAACTCCTGCAACTCGGCAATTTTAGATGGATTATTCAAAGACAATCTAAAACCAAGGAGATCTTCATCCCTAAAGCCCAGCGTATATAAGTGAACAATTACTATTTTTTCTAGTTCTGAAAGCACAACTCTTTGCAATCTTTGGATTGTTCTTGCAAAGCGAATATCCTTTTGAGCCAAGGTGGACTTATCCTCAAGAGTATCAGATTGAGCCAAATATCCTTTTGGCACCTTTAAGGCAGAAAAAAGCTTATCCCTTAGATACTGTACATCTTCGATAGCATTTGTTAATTGTCCTCCTGCCAATGTCTCTATTTTTGACGACTGTCCCGCGCGCACGGGAATATAATAATCCTCATCAATACTCATAGCGTTGTAGCGCAAGTCAACGCGACCCGTATCTGTATCGAGAATCTGATTTCTCTTCATCTGCGTCTTGACCTGCTCAATATATTGTTCCACATCATGCGGTGGGATATTCCCTACATCAATATAGAATACTCGTCTTTCTGGTGCGCGGACAACACGATAAGCCATCATAGCATCTTCTGCTAAAGTAAGCTGCCGCCATATCCGGCGGGCTGGCTCTAGGGCAGACGTCCCATAAGGAACATATTTGTCGCTTCCGAGTACACGGAAGTGGGCCATCTGCCAGTTTTCAAAAGTAACACCCTCGGTGCTAGCTCCGTTCCAAAAATATTGAATATAATTTGGGTTAGAAGGATCTTTCCCCTCTATCCTCTCGATCTCACGAATGGGCATTGGTATGACGTTGGTGATCCCCACCTCGTCATCAATGTCCAAGTACAAATAATAGTCACCAAATTTGCACATAGATCTTGCCCAACCAAACATATTTGACTCAACATTTAGAACCTTATAAAGAAGGGTGTTTATAATTTGTTTAATTTCTTGGTTCTGGCAATCAATAGCGATGATCGGGTTGAGATCCGAAGAAGTTGTAATCTCATCAGCATAAACATCTAGAGCAGAGGCAATTTCTGGCGTATACTCCATTTCTTCGAAATCTGTGTACCTCTGCACGCGATCCATAGTTGCCATGGCGTGTAATTGCATCGGCTGAAATGGATTATAATATTCCTTTTTCTTAAACTCTCTTCCTGTGTTCGTGCGGAAAGTATACTTTTCTACCGAACTTCCTTTTTGAGACTGGGTTTGTCTTTGTCTCCTCGTGACAATTGGCCCACTAAAAAGTCGTGTTAATCTCTTGAAAAGAGATGCCTGTGAGTTTCTTGGATTATTTCCGTCAAAGTCTGCCATGGTTTATCCTTTATATATCCACGAAATATCGTGTATTCTTCCGTCTGTTCCTACCATCGTTTTTTCTTGTTTTTGTTGTGCGGGGGCATATCCTTGCATCCCAGGAATCTTTGTATTCATTTTTCTTCCCCCTGCTGTAATTCCATTAATCATTGCTCTTCTATATTCTACATCTCTTTGGCTAATTGTTAAAGCCGTATCTCTAACCCAACACCCAATTGCTAAAGCAATAACCAAATCGTCGTTATATCCCCTCATCCCCTGTGGTCGGCCGTTGTGCCAAATAAACGTTTTAAACTCGTTGATCGTTCTCATTGAGTTTATTGTAAGTAGTTTGTTTCTGATGAACTCTTCTAGTTTTGCGATAACTAACGGTCTTGTTTTGCTTGACATAGTAAAACCCGCAACTCCGCCCATAGCTTCTGCTGTAGCCTGGTCCACATATTCATGGGTTGATTTAATACTGTAGTATAGATTATTATATCCCATTTCTTCAATTCGACTAAGCACTCCGTAATCATGATTATTCTCAATAACCAGCAGGGCGCTATTATATTCTATAGCCATATTCATCAAGATTGGGGCAAACATATCTGAAGCTAGTTTGCCCTGATATTCTGCGACCTGTTCCATCGTGTCTAACCGAATAACCTCGGCAACACTAAAGTCTGTCCCATCCCCTCTGGCCACATCAGAAGACAAAAGATATTCTACGCCAGGAACCGGCTCCTCCCATATCCAATAATTTCTATCAAACCCTGTTCTGTGTTTTGGTTCGCTGGCTGCATCCAACATTCGCTTAATATCTTCGCCGGACAAAACAGTCTCGCCAGAAGTATTAAAACTACACTCAAGCTCTTGAGCTATTTCTCTTCTCGACATATTTCTGGTTTCTTTTTTGAACCAATTTATATCTCTATCTGGGTGTACACTCCAGGGGAATTCTAAAAAACTAAAATCGTTCTTCTCCTCTTCCGCTTCCGTATAGGTTTTATGGAACCAATTGCCAACACCGTTAGGGGTAGACAACGCAATACAGCGACCACCCGTTGATAGGGTGGGGTAAAGTCCTGCCCAAAGTTCATCCATTCCCTCAACAAAAGCGGCTTCGTCTACAACCAACAAAGATAGAGCTTCTGAGCGACCTGCGTCGCCAGAGGTGGAGGAAGCCTTTACTTGGGAGCCATTACTCAATTCAAAAGAGGTTCTGTTGTTGATAGAAATCTCAGCTATCTTTAGCCAGCTTGGCAAATGCTTGTGTATTGATTTTACCTTCTTCACTAGGTTTGTGGCTGTTTGTAATTTGGTTGCCACAATAAGAACATTCTTTTCTCGGTGGAAAAGCATAAGCCAACAAATATACCCAGCGACAGTTGATGATATCCCAAGCTGACGGGCCTTTAAGATTACGCTAAACCTGTTCTCATTAAATACTTCTAAAGCATCTTCCTGAAATGGGTATAAGCGAAAGGGGATCAACCCTTTCATTGGTTCCGAGATTTTAGCATAGTTGTTGATGAAATACGCCGGATCTTTTCCAGACTTCAATATTTCCGACATTGCCTCACTCTTTGTGAGGGACATAGCTAGCTATCCGGAGTATCTGGATTTTTTGGTGCCGAGTTGTTCTCGGCTTTTTTATCCGTTGAAAGTTCCAAGAACTTCTTAAAGTTACCCTCTAAATCATCGCTGGACGGCTGACTGACATTTTCTACTCCATCTGAGCCGCCAAGGGAATATACCTTGCGTGCTTCGACCCACGAGCGAATAGCCGAGGTGCTATTAAGAACAACACTAGCGTTGCCGAGCGGAGAAAATGAAACAGCCTCTTTGCGTAGGCGCTTGTATTCTTTTTTAAGAAATTTGGCAATGTCACCAAACTTGTTCTCTATCTCGTTTTCAAATTTATTACGAGGATGGACTTCTTGAAGCATTACTTCTGCTGTATATTTTACGATCATCTGGTTGGCTGCAAAGCTAACCTTGAACCCATCCATTTGTGGGCGGTCATACATTCCCCGGTTTTCCTCCCTTTTGAGTCCTAGTTCAAGAGGTTCGCCGTTTTCGTCAAGGGCACCATCATAGGCGTTTGCTGCCGCTTGCGCTAATCCCGATATTACTTCTGCTACATTAGCCATTTTGTTTTCTCCTTTTCAGTGAAGCCTTGATTCTTTCTTGATCAGGCTGCCAGCCTTCTCGCCATCGATCTTCTCGCCCATCGACAAACTCAACATAACACTCAAAGCAACATTCAAATCTATTCATATATAGGTCATCTTTGCCGGAAAACGAATATGTTTTACATACAGGGCAAGATCGTTCTATTTTTTTGTTCAAGGCACGCTTAGAAACTTGGATTCCATCAATATTAATCTTCTCTGAATCTTTACCTGCACCCTTTTGGTTGAGAGACTTAAGCTGCCTCAAATACTCTTTCTCTTTATTCTTGTCCCAGTCGGATCGAAAGTTTCTAATGGACTCTTTTCCGTAGTCCTTGGCGAACAGTTGTTCTAAAGCGGCTAACTCATTTAGGTCCTTTTTTTCACTCATTACTGCCCCGGATAAACAGCTTTTACCACGGCGATTACAGCCAATGCACCGGAGACTATACCTGTTACAAAGCCAAGCGAACCCTTGTTCCGCTCAAACCAAGTATCCCGCTTGCGAATTATTTCCCTAAGCTCCTCGACAGATTTTAGGTGCGCTGTGACCACATGCTCACAAACTCTTTTGTCTACGGTGCAGTTTGCTTTTTCAGCGGCTCGGTCTATTACATCCTTAAGTACTTTTCGGTAAGACCCTTCACTGAGTAAGATTCCGATATAAGTATCTTCGCCCTCTTGGGCGGATGCAGGTCTATCCTCAAACTCCGTCACCTCCCCAGCCAAGACCGGGGAAGAAATAAGTATTATTGCTGGAAGTATCCATTTCATGAAGTCAACTCTTTCTTAAGTTGAATTAGTCTCTCTAGGCGAGCTTTTCTATCTTCTATCTTTTTTGAGTCCTCAAGAGACTTGAGATACACAGCTTTGACTGCATTTATTTTTTCTTTTTCTAAGCGAGATTCTAGCTCAGATTCCTTGACAGCGATTTCTAATTCTGTTATAATCTTATCTACTTGCGGAGACAGCGGAGAAGCGGGTCTTAAAAGTCGGTATAGATAATAGCCGACCAGAAGAGTCATTATGGAAGCGAGGGCGGCTTTCCACCACCACTCTTTGAGTTTCAATTTTAGCCAATTCATTTAAGCTCCGTGTTTCCACCTAGCCGCAATATCCGCTGCTCCTTGGAGCCCGATGTAAGCCAAGGAAATAGCTACCCACTGGTCGCCACTTACCTTATCGCCTACTAGCAGAAGTGTTCCAGAAACCCAAACCATGAGTTTCCTGCTGGCCCACTTGCCCAGCCAGTTGTCGATTCTCTCACTGACGCTCATATCAGCCGCCCTTCTTTACATCACCCGCGGATGGGTTAAGGTAGTTTGTAGAGCCAGTCTTGAGGAAGTCGTTGACTTTGCTCTGCGCTACACCAGATTTACCAGCTTGAGGCATACCACCTTGACGGTCGTTTTTACCCTTGGCTGCCTGGATCGTGCCAAGATTGGCTGCGAATAATTCAGCGGCAGCCTCTTTAGATGGCTCCGCAATTTTCTTAGCTTTAACTAAAATCTGAAGTACTTCGTCTGTGACATTTTCCATCACATATTTCTTAAGCGTTGCAGCGTTGGTAGCCATCAAGTCTGTGCCCTCAAAAGCCTTGGTGGCAACATTTCCAGCCGTTGCAGCAATAGCCAGTTGCATCATTTTGAGAGCGTCTTGTGAAGTTTTCATAGCTGGCCCGGAAACAACATCGACAACAACTTTGCCTTCTGGGTTTGTCATCATAACCTGAGACCAACGATGGTGTCCATCTAGGAGGTGGCTAGGTTTGCCGCCGGGAGGAGCCCAAACAAGAAGAGGAATATCACCTTCTTTTGAACCCATAATAATGTCTGGGGTCGCTGGTCCAGCCAAGCCCAGTGCTCTCTCTACGGCTTGAAACTGGTTTGTCATTTGGTCGCCGAGGCTAGCTTTAAAGCCGATTTCTAGCTGAGTTGCCTTAAGACTGCCGGCTGGCACCGATGTTTGGTCAACAGTTATAGCCTCATCAGCTTCGCCAGCGGCATCAGTCTTTCCGGCACCTGCTACAGCGCGGAATTCTTTATCGCCAGCGATTTTCTTTAGGAGAGCAACATATGAATTTAAATCAAGGTCGCCGGCTTTCTCAAAAGCAGCAACTTCTTTGTCCTGTTCTCTTAGCAGTACAGAGCGAACAGCCTTTCGAACAGCCTCGGTGAGCCGAGCCTTCTTTTTGTTCGCCCGTGTTACTTTAGCCACTTCTCTAGCGACGATCTCATTTAGACGAGTTTTAGTAATCCTTTTCTTAGCCATTGTTTTTTTATCTCCTTAAGATGTGAAATCCCTCTCAGGAATCAAGAATAAATAGTCTGTTTTTTCTTCTTTTTCCCAAAAAAGGAAAGAAGGATCATAGATCCCACTCACTGTCCCATCTGTTTTCATCTTTTTTTGGTTCGCCCGCATCTTCTCGGAGTGTTTCTACAATAGATAGTCCGGTAGGCAAACCAATTATCACAGAGAGTAACAATCCACTGAGATAAGGATTAAGCTCCATGAACCAATCAAGGACAGGCACCTTGGCTTATTTTTCGCCGAAAGAAAGGCGAATATAATCTATCACGAATAGAGCCTGCTCTACGTTCAAAAGGTTCTTCCACGCTGGCATCCGCCCTTTGCCTTCAAAAATACTTTGGAGCAACGCACCATCGGTCTTGGCGAGGATGGTCTTATCATTCACGAAGTCTGCTCCCAGTCCGCCAAGTCCAGTCCCGTCATATCCGTGACACGATGTACAGTACATTATATAGGTTCGTTCGCCGGGGTGTCTTGCGGCGTCGTGATGGGCGACTTTGAGTTCATAAGGCGGGTCGGTGGTCTGGGAGCACCCTATTAAAACTAAAAAGATTATTTTTTTCATTTGTTTCCTTCAGAATTTTAGCCGAGATATGTGTCTCGCCTTTATCAATCGCTTTTTGTAATCGGTGGTTTCCGTCAAGTATGGCCTGGAACTTGTCGTCTTTCGCTGTCACGATTATTGGAAAGGATAAATCTGCTTTCTCTTTTCTATCGGGCTCAATAGTAGATCTGCGAAGATGAGTTAGGGACGCAACCTCTAGTGAAATGACTGGCTCGTCTCGCAGGTCTTCTAGGACTTCTTGTATCGTTGTCCTGTTTCCTTGCTCGTCTTCCCAGTAGGTTTGTTCCCAGTTATTGATTAACATAAGCATACCCTTCTTGACGTTCAATGTCAATAGTCATTTTATTTGTTGCCTTCAAAATCATCACCGACTTTCATTCTTCCTACCTCCTTTGTCTCGTTCATTCTATAGATGACAAAGCCCCGGCGTTCAGTCACCACAGGCAGCTTCAGTTCCACCCACCTCTGCCAACATCCCCGACCTTGTTGACCGGTGCGAGGTATGTCTCTAC